CAGCAAGAAGAGCTAAACGTCTTTTTTGGGAGATGGCTCAATGAACATAACCGAAAGCCGTGACGAAGCATTTGAAGCAATAGCTGAGATGCTGCGTACCAATGTTAAGAAAACAAAGATAGCTTCTCAACTTGCTGCTGATTATTGCGTAAGCGATAAAACAGTTTATAAATGGATTACCAGAGTGGAAGAGATGTATGACATCGAACCAATCGAATCTATTTTGCAGCAACAAAAATCTGAATTAAAATCTGAAATTTATCAGGATTTAATTCGTGATTATCATAAAGCTAAAACTGATAAAGATGATGAGTTACGCAGGAAAATCGGAGCTATATTAAATAACACTTACCTTAAAAAAATTAATTTCAACTGAGAATTTCGCTAGCGAATTATGATTGACAACCCACTTCCAAATCAAGTCATGCAAGAAATGGATACGATCCAAAAAGATGCTGACTTTGAAGACTATTGTAAAAACCATGCAATAGAAATTGCTAAACACTACAAAGTACATGATGATTTACATGATGACTTTGCAGAGTGGTATCACGATTATATGTCTCAAAATCCTGAATTGTTTGAACCTACTTTCATTCTTCTCGATTCTGATTATATAGTCGATTGGTGGAAGGACAACGGAGAATACTTTGATGATTTTAAATCACCTTATATGGAGATTACAAAATGTTAGAAATGAAAAGTGAGTCTCATGGAAGGAGGTTTGTATGACTAATTTCGTTCCAATGACACGTTACTCTAGGTGTAAAAGATACTCAGGTGCATTAATAAAATGTCCTGAGTGTAGTTCAATCAAAACTATCTATCATCTTTCTTGGTCAGCAATATTTTGCCAAGACTGTGAACAGTATATAGATAAATACGATTGGTTCATAGAAAAAGGTAAACATTCAAAACTATAGGAGAAAACTAATGCCCATTTACAACGTCACAGTTACTAAAAAACAATCTTGTTGGAATGTAGAAGCCAACAGTTATGAAGAAGCTCAAGAACTTGCTTTAGAAGAATGTGAACTAAATTCATACAAGTATTACACTTACTTTGATATTGATACAGTTGAAGAAGACTAATGCCTAAAGGTAAATACTACGAATATCAAATCAAACGTTCCGCACTAGATAACGATTATCTCTCTGGTAATATTGATGACTTTCAATATGCCAGAGAGTCTCTTGACCTAGACTTGGAATATGAACCATACATACTAGCTCAAACTATCAATAGCGAAATCGCTAAAAAACAACATGGAATTGATGATGCCAAACAACAACTGGATTAACTTTCCTAAAAATCCTTATGATGGACAAGTTTTTTACTATCCTCCTACAGAAGATTGCTTTACATATATCGCTCCTTCAAAAAAAACAGGAGAAGGACAATGGATTATGATTACTCATCAAGATTTTTCTAGACCATGAATAAAATTCCAAAAAAGTTTTTTCAAAAAGCTCCTAAAACTTATTATTCCTCAAAAGAATATAAAACCCATGTACTTCAAGAAAATCAAAAAAATATCTACATAATTCCTTGCGTTTGCAACATACCTAAACTTTCTCAAAGAGTTACCTATGAAACTTGGAAACAATATTGGTCAGATATTCTTCAAGCTGCTACTAATTGATCGTTCTTTACCATATCTTGAAACTCTGCTACCTTTTCCTTAAATAACGCACCACAACCTATCAACTCCATAGCTGTTACCCACCGAAGTTGTAATCCGTTCTTCCTTATTATACATATCAATCCCCTTTTTGCTCTAACTCCAGTTTTTTCATATAGTCCCTCGTTATACGCACCTATTTGTAATAAATGATCTTGTAAATATTTTTCTGGTTTATCCGTATCTTTTCCGTAAGTTTTGAAATCTACTATTGTTAATTCTGAATGACCATCAGGATTTTCTGTATCTATTAAAGCGTCACATTGACCAGCATAACCTGATGAATGGTTCACATTAAATTCACTAAGATGAATGGCTTTTATATCTTCTAAAAAAGGTTGTATATTTCGGGTGTACTCACTACACGCCCATTGTTCTGGGATTTTATTTTTACCATGAATGGCGTTTTGTAATGCCCATGTTGTAATTGCTTGGCTAGGTCGTGCCAAACCATCTTCATAAGTTTTCCAACCATTCCTTTTGTTTGCTGAATTTATTGCCATTATAGACGCAGTTTTTAATATTTTCTCGCAATATGAATGGACTGCTGTACCAATACTACAGGCCATATCTCTGTGTTCTAAATTACCTGGGCGTTTAGCCCATTTCATTAATGCTGCTTTTTGTTCCGCAGGAGCAGTGTGTTTTAATATCGAAGTTACTGAATGATATTCTCTCTCCTCTTCATCACGATAAACTCGGTGCTTTCCTGAGTCATCACGCACCAAAGATGAATGACGTAATCCAGCTAACAAGTTTTGCCTATCTGTTTCTCTAGATAAGGCAAGTGTCATTTGTTTATGAATGATTTTTGTTTTACTGTAACTGGATTGCGTTTGATTTGCAAGTTATAGGTCTTTCTCAGTTATGTCGACCCAATGGAACCAATCTATTGTCGATTTTAAAATGCAATCTCCAAAATCTTTTTCTTCATATCTAAAAGTTCTTTTTAGGTCAAAGTCATAATGAACCTGACCTAAATATGGAGCTTTAGGAAAATTTATTCCCATTGATGATCTAAAATAGATACTCATAATGCTTGCCAACCTTTTTTCTTCCTGTATGAATGACTTTTTCTTCTGAATTTAAGTACGTTATGACTTTTAGGTTTCATTGAAGTTAAGTGCCAACCGTTTCCTTTAGGACACTCATAAGCATATGAATGGCCTTTTCCTTTCTTGCACATTTCTGCTGCGATAATTTTTGCTTCTTCTTCTGATCTATAGCTGACCTTATCGCATTTATAACAATGACCTAAAACTATAAATCCTTTTTCGTGAATATAACTTTGAAGATTTAAAAAACTAAGTCTTTGCATTTATATAGTTATTTCCTCCTTATGTTCAATAACTTCAGGTCTGGAAGAATGTACACTCAATTTATTTTTCATTACAGGTGCAAAGTAATTATCAATACTTCTTCTAATTAATTCAGAAATAGAAGTCCCAGGTCTGGAATGTTCTTTTAATAATTCGTACTGTGATTTAGTAATTTGAATGGAAATCCTATGTAAAGCATAAGGATCAGATGATTGAGTCATAATAAATAATATATATGACATCATTGTAGTATATATATAACGTCTTGACAACAATATATTTACATAAAAAAAACTGCCAGTAGATTAGGCTGGCAGTCAGGATTGCGTTTAACTCTTTTATTATCCTCCGAAAGGATCTTCATAGGATAAAAGTTTCTTTAAATCGAAACCTTTTGACTTAACTTTCTCCCATGCTGATTCCAACTCTGGTTGATCGTCTTCATCCTGTGGCTCTATTTGAACGTCATAGTTCCAACGACCACCTTCTCTATCTAAGGAAAGAGATAAATCCCATGCCATTAGATTTTTATACTTTCTGTTTAAAGATAGTTTTCTGATTTTGCTAAGAATTTGATATTGGTCTGCTTCTAAGATACGAACCATTTTGTTCTTGTAATCGTAGATAGGCCAAACATATGTTTCTTTTGCTTCTGCTGGTTCTGTACTTTGGAATTTTGTTCCTCTTGTATAAGAACCACCCATTTCAGTAAGAATTTCTTCTTCTGTTGGTTTGCTCATAAATCTAAAGGACTTACCTTTTTCTCCGTGAACAGACTCTCCGTAGATTTTCCAAAAGATTAGGGGATCTTCTTCCAATAATGCGAAAGAAACTGGTTCTTTTGGATCTACTTTTGATGGGTTTAAATATGAAGAAACAAGTGGGCGATCCCCCTGCTCTTCTGCTTTTTTGACTTTTTCTTCAAAAGTGGCTGAAAATTTCATAATAGTGAAATTGTTAAATAGCGTTTGTAATCAATGGGCAAAATATATTTGCACAATCTCATTCTAATAGCTTGACCCGTAATTGTAAATAGCCTAAAATGAAAAAACCTCCGAAGTCTGGCGAATTGCAAACCAGAAATCAGAGGCTTTCACTTATCCTAATAGAATGATACATGACAATTATTAGTTTCGTCAAGACTCTTCCTAAGAACCTCGTTTACGCACCTATATATAAAAAAGATGCACTAATGAAATCAGGCCGTAAGGCTACTGGTAAAAATCCATTAGAAGAATCATGGGAAAGAGATTTTGATAAGCATGATGTAGAACTTGCGATTGAAAAAAATCCTGATTTACAAGCAGTTGGACTTTATACAGGAATCAGAGGTAAAGGTATCGTGATTCTCGATATTGATAAAGACCATGCAGCATTGAAAAGAAAATGGTCTGAAACGCTTGTAGGTGCTCCTAAGATCACTTCTACTAAGAAAGATGCAGCAAAATATATCTTTAGCGTTCCAGAAGCTCTATGGGGTGAGGTGAAGGGTCATGGCCTTCGTAAAGAAGAAGGTGGTAATTATGAAATACTTTGGGGTAGAAGACAAGGTGTTATCTTTGGTGCTTACCCAGGTGGACATAGTTCAAAAGAAGGTTTCTATACATTAACTGGCGATCTTTCAAAAATACCTGTAGCTCCTGCTTGGTTATTGGCTGAGATGAAAGCTCCTCCAAAACCTGTTCAGAATAAAAAGGATTTAGACTTTAGCGATAGAACAGAAGATGAGATTGCTCAAATCATTCACGACTGTCTATCTGTTATTTCTCATCAGGGTTTAGGTAGTAGAGAACATTGGGTGAGAGTTGGAATGGCTATCCACTCTGCTTTACCTAATGATCTTGGTTTATCTTTATGGTCATTCTGGTCTGCTCAAGATCCTGACTTTGCTGCTGAATGGGAAGATGCTGGAGATTATGATACTCCCTGCACTACTGCTTGGTATTCATTCAAAGCTGGTGGTATCGGATTGGGAACTCTTATCTGGTTAGCTGACAGAGAAGATCCTGAAAGACATAGATTCTCTGCTGAAAACAAAAAGATTGTCAAAGAAGCTGAAGAGAAGAAAGTTCAAGAGGTTAGAACATCAACTCTTGATTTCGGTGATGTGATAAAACGTGCCAAAAATATTCTTGAGTTAGATAACCCTGCTGAGATGAACTATAAGTTAAATACTTTGGCATTGAAAGCTGGTTATAGAGATCAATCATCTTTAGAAAAACTTATTGTCGATCAGATTCAATATGAAAGCCAAAAAGGTATTCTTGATATAGCTGATCTTTTTGCATTAGATATTCAGAGGGAATACTTGATACCTGACATTCTCCCTACTCCTTCAGTTGTTCTTATTTATGGTGCTGGTGGAGATGGTAAATCCATGAGTGCTTGGACTATGGCAAAACATATTGCTACTGGAGATCCTTTCCTAGTTAGAGGTAGTAAAGTTCCTGTAGATCAAGGCAATGTTCTGCTATTGAATGGCGATCAACCACTATCTCAACTTAAAGAACAGCTAGAAGAAGTTAACTTTCCTATTGAAAGCAACGTAAAAATTCAAACTGATTGGCAACTGCAAAGATATGCTCAATTTATTAAGTTAATGCAAACTTACACACCAAAGCTAGTTGTTATTGACTCTTTGATTGGTTGTAGCGGTGGTAGAGCTTTTGATGAAAACAAATCAGATTTTGCTCAACCTTTGTATTGGCTGACTAGAAATAATGGGGTTCTCTTTCCAAGGACAACTATCCTTATTATTCATCACGCTAATAAGAATGGTGGATTTAGGGGAACTTCAGCTATAAGAGATGCTGTTGATGAAACTTGGAAGTTATCTAAACCGACCCAAGAACAAATCAATAAGGTAGGTCGTAATAGCAGATTTATTACTATCGAAAAATCTAGGTCTGGAAGAATGGGTACTCAAATGATAATGAAGATGAAAGATGACCTTACCTTTGCTATCGCTGACTACACTCCTGAGGTTTCTGCTGATTCTGGATCTCCTACAACTGTTCAAGATAAAGTTCTTCAAAAGCTAAGAAAAATTCATCCTGAAACTTATACCATAAATCAAATGATTCACGATCCAATGGTTGATGGTAAAGATGCTGCGATAAGAAAATCGTTCCAAAGATTAATTAAAAAAGGTCTTATCGAACTTATAGAAGATGATAATTCTAATAAGTCTTATAAAGCAGTCCTCGCACGGGGAGAGGGTGCATATCTTGTCCCATTAGAAGAATCTTAGTCGTACCAATAGATTTCAGTGGGACAACTATGTGAGACAAGATAGATTGTCCTATTATAATTGGAACGTGAGACAACTTTACTTGTCCCATACCCTTGTCCCACACCAAATCAAAGCTGTGGAGCGTGTTTATAGAGAATGGGACAATTTCAGCCACTCTCCCCAGAGAAAATACTAAATAACATCATTAGAATCTGAATCTATGACTACACAACAAAGAATCGAAGCTGCAAAACAAAGAATTGCTGAATTGGAGCGTTTAATTAAATGTTGGACAAAAGTTAATACAACGAGATTGTGATAATATAGTCTTAAAAAGATATTCATGGCTCAATCTGGCAAGAATCCTCGAGGAAACAAAAAATATTACCATGTTTTGATAGACATAAACCGAGGAGAACTCTTTGATAAATATATTAGAGAAGAACTGAAAGTTAAGCCTACATCTTGGATTCGAGATATTGTTTATAAATTTTTACAAGACAATATTGATGAGAAAGAGTACAATGAAGCTCTAAAGAAAGACGAGGAAAATTGGAAAAAAGTTATTCAAAATCGACTACAAGGCAGAGCATTATCAAGACTCCTGAACTCAATCAACAAGAAAACGAACCAAAAATAGTTACTGATGGAACGTATAATTATATGATTATCAATGGAGTTCGACATTGGTTATCAATTCCACCTGACACCTACGAAAAATGAGCGATTCTAAAAAGCTAAGACGATTAAAAGAAATAAGACGTAAAAATCTTGAAAGAAATCTTTTAGATATAGAACTAAAAGGATATGATCACTATATTTTTATCAACGAAAGAAATAAAGCTCAGGTAGTTTCAAGGCAGGGTGGATGGATTACAGAACATATTAAAACAGCAATTCTTAAATTTAATTATGAAATAGATAAAATTGATAAATTATTTGTAAAAGATTTTACTGATAAAGAACTTAACGAATACGAAAAAACTTTTTTAAAGGATTCTTAGGTTTTACCTTTCGCATTTCTGTTACAACACGATTAGCTTCTAACTCAATCAATCTATTTAATAAAGAAGCCATAAAAATATCTTGGTCAAACTTCTTTCTGACCATATGAGTGCAATATCTTTTTATATTATCTAAATCATTACTTTTCATAATTTCCCTACATTGCATTTCAATTTCTAGCTCCAACTCTGGAGGTGCTGGTTCGATATCAATGTTGAGAAATTTAGTAATTTTCATGCTGGAGGAAAAAGCTGTTTTTCTAATATTGCGACTGCTTTATCATCTAAAGTATTTGTAGTTTGTTTTGCGATTGATTTTAATAAATCCACGACCAATCTCTTAACAGCAGTTGTCGTTAAAAAGGTCATTAAGATTGGTTTTAGAATCTTATACATAAAGTTGATATATCTATTACTACCTTACCGCTATTTGCCAAACTTGGCCTCAATCCTTATATTTATAGTATATCACTAAGATTATGGCAACTCAAGACCCGAAAACCGACCCAATTACAGAAGAAAAAGAGGAGAAAGAAGGTCCTTCTCTTTTATCAAATATTACGCAAATGATTATTCTTTTTTGGAGTTTGGGGGTAATTTCTTACGCATACTTCGGAAATTCAATGAAACAAATTGATACGACTTTCGCTGCTGGATTATTGTCGGCAGTGATGTCTAATATGGGATTACAGGTGAAAAACAACGCAAATGGCAAAAAGAGGCCATTTAATGTAGTATCGAATAAAGACAATAATGTTGGTATCAGTAAAAAATGAAGAAATTAATCCCTTTACTACTGTTATTATCAGCACCAGCTTATGCTGATATAACTTCAAAATTTACATCTAGCGTAAGCGTAAAAGTTGACGCTGCTATGACACAGGCAACACGGATTGGTGCGTCATATAGTGCTTCTGGAAGCAATATCGGGACAAGTGATACAAACGATCAGATCGGAGGACTAACTGTAAGTAATGGTGCAGTTACTTTAAATGCTGGAGATTATTCTATAAATGGTTGTGGAGAAACACCTGCTAACTGTGCTAGTACATGGTCATTAACAGAGTCATTCACAGCAGCAGATACAATTCCATCAAATAACGGAACAGAAAATACAACAATTACTGCTGGAACAGTTCCTAATTTTGGTAGTGTAATTTCAACTGTAGCTGGAAGTGGAGATGGTTTTGCTGGATCTATCACATCAGGTCATGGGATCACAGGATTACATGAGGGAGATTCGGGTTCTACTGTTACAGGACAGTTTGTAACGGAGCTAACTATAAGATGATTTATGAAAAAGCTCTTATTGTTGCTTCTGCTATATGCCATACCTGTTAAATCGCAGCCTGTTGTCCCGAACTTTACAACGGGAACTCTTTCAAGCACCACGAATACAACAACCTCAATCAGTGAGACTATTACTTCTACAGATTATTTTGGTAATTCTTATGAGTACACTGTTACTGGATTGGGAGTCACAACCGATGGATCAGTCGCTCCAAATGCAACGGATGTTACAGGGACAATAAACGGGGAAAGTCAGACATGGACAGGATTAGACTTATCAACAAACAACAAGCCAGTATTCACACTAACCGACTCAAGTTCTGGGAACGCATTTCAATTTACGGAAACTTATCGTGGCCCAGGTGGGGTATCAAACGTAACAACGATCCAAAGAAATATAGAATCCCAAAGCGTAGTCACAAGTACCTCAGTGTTCTCTCAGTAATTCTGCTATCTCCCACGCAGGTTTTAGCTAATGCAGTAAGTCAGTCAAATAATGGCTCGGTTACGAATATGGCTGTACAAACTTTGACGGGAAATATGACAACTAATCAGTATGGTGGAAATATTGTATGCCAAGGGCCAACTTTATCTATCAGCCCATTTACTACTTTTGGAGCTAATTATTTAAAACCTTATCGGGATTATTACGAAACACCTTTCTATGATCCAACAGACGCAAATGACGATGGTGTGCCAGATAACCCAGGAGATATTTTATTTATGCAAAAAAATTATTCTGGAACGAATAAAGATAGTTATGCTTTGAACTTTGGAATATCAGCTACATTCAGTATTCCGTTAGACAGAGGATTCCAGAATCAATGTAAATCTGCTGCTGATACACAAATTTCTATACAGAAACAAGTACTAGAAAATAAGAGATTAGACTGGCAGATCGCAAGAATCCGTGAATGTGGAAAATTAAAACAGGAGGGAATAATGCTGACTACCGATAGTCCCTTTTTTAATATCTGTAAGGATGTTTATTTAGTGCCGAAGGCAAATCAAGTTATCCCACATACTCATAAATTAAAGTAAGCAAAAGCTCTTTCTAACTAGGGAGTGTTAGCTGTGGTTAGAACTTCCTTTGCTTAATATTGATTATACACAAAATTTGCAGTAGACAAGCACGGGTTGAAACTTGTCTACCTAGACGCCCTATCCATTGCCTTGTCGAATAGGGTTTTTTTATTCTACTTTATCTTTCTTCTTTGTAAGTTTCTTTACGATATTTTTTATAGCTGGTTTTATTATATTGAGAATAAGAGGGCTACTCGCAGCCACAAGGCCAATAACAGCAGTAGAAACAATAGTGCTCGGTTCTGGGATGTATTGATCCACAAAAGGAACGTCTTCATATAAAGTGATGCACTCAATCCCATCATCACCTCTTTCATGTCCGATGACACGCTCCAATCGTTTTTCGTTACGAAAGTCTCCAACTCGCTGATCTTTGCTACCTGGGCAGGGTTCTATTTTTATAGCTTCCTTTTCTTTTGGAATATCGGGAATCTCAGGTGTCTGAGGTTCTGGAATATTAGTATTGTTTATAGGCTTTTCTTTTTTCTGCTCTACAATTTCAATTTTTTTCCTGTCATAATTTATTGGAACGAAAGAAGGTATTTTGCCTTCGGGACAGCTATAAAATGCTCCATTTACATCATCTTCGATTATTTGTGTATTTTTTATACTTGCATCTCTATGAGTTTTGACGCACCCAGGTAAATCTATGTTTGGTAGAGGTACATTTAGGTTTGGTAAAGGAGTGGAAATATAAGTATTTACATTTATCTGAGGTATCTGCGGTATTACTATCTCACGAATTTCAGTCATAGGCATCTCTTCTTTTATAAACTTCTACATATGACTCACATTTAGGGCAAGAGAAGTTACTAACCATTGAATACTCTGCATATAAAACAGGCTGGAAATCTTCCTCTATATCAGCATCAGCACCCCAGATAAGTTCAGTATTACAATGCCAGCAGTTCATTTTTTAGGAATAGGAATAGATGGGCCAGATATATCGGGCATAGCATTATCTAGTACTTTAGGCATTAGTGTTTGAACATTTCCCATGATCTCATTCATAACTCTTGTTTTGAATTGATCTGATGTTACATATTTGTATGCAAAGTACGTTCCACCACTCATGGAAGCTACCATAAGAAAAGAAACAATGCTAAGAACATTAGCAATTTTTTGAAACATGATTAAATTTGCGATACTAAAAGCACTATCTTTTACAAGTGTGCTTGTATTACTGCTTATTGTAGCCCTATCCCCTCTCTACGTCACTATGGGCTTAATGACAAGACAAATGCAAGAATCTACCCGTTAGGATCTACTGGATATTGTGTCATGTTAGGTGTCACGACACCATCTTTTTCTGTTGAACCATAAAGAGTAACTAAGGCTGCTGTATCTGCACAATTATCAATCTCTGTTTCTCTTGTCGCACAAGCAGTTCTAACCGCAGTCCTGTAAGTTTTTATCGCTGTAGGAATAGCTTTTGATGCTTCATATTTTCTTACAACGTACCAATCATATTTTGCTAACAAAGAACCCGCAGTTGCTTTTTCCTGTGACTTCAATACAGATTTAACACCTAAAGTAACAACCTGATTTCCATTTTCATCTTTTACTAAATTACCTTCTTGATCTTTTGCATCTACATCATCAAGTGCTTTTGCAGATCCATCGGCATTATAAAAACGATTATCATATACTGGATCGTCAGCAACCTCAGTAATTCCGAGATCTTTTTTCTCTTGTGCTGATGATAGTCTTAACCAGTTAGCAGGGTACTGAATATCCTTGTGGGTAAATGCCACATCAACAGCTAAAGGTGATCCGTCTAATTTAAAAGCCATAACTCTATATTACCTCGCCCTTGCATATTTGAAAGGAGATTCTGCAAATGCTAAATAAATATAACTACCAGAATTAACAATATCGTAACCTGTACGAAATTTAAAACCATTACTTACTAAATCAATATTTACAGCTGAATTTGTACTTTCTTGATTGACACCTTCAGCAATCAAGTAATTATCTATAACATTCTCAGGTGATCTTTTAGCGTCATATATTACCCAACTATTTGCTGTATTTGTTTTTTTAACCATCAACCATGCTGGTCTAAAACCTGTAAAAACAAACGTGCCAGCACTTGATCCGTTGCCTGTATATGACCCAAACTTGCTATACCCATCAACACCTGAAAAACAATAAGCAACATAAGTCTCACCAGATCCATTTAAATCTGTATAAGCTGCTTGATGTTGGACTGTTGAAGTTGGATCATTTCCATAATACAAAGCACTTGAACCTGACTGTGCAGCACTGGTATTAAGACGAATTACTCTATGACTTGTACTACTTGCATTATCAAGATTTTTGTTATATATAGTCCAATTTCCAGTAGCATTTCTGGTTTTAGTAATTATTGTATCTGGTACTACTCCAAGACCATGCCCACAAGTTCCAGCACTACCTGTACCTGTGTAGGTCATGATTGAAAACCCTGCTGAAGCATTTGCTTTTACAGTTGTTTGAATTGACCCATCAAAATTACTTGATCCAAGAGTTGAGTTTGTATTTATCTGACCACCCATTCCACTATGAACCGAGCACCAATAGTAAAGCACTGGTGCGGATGCTGGTACTGTTATATGTAATCTTCTTGTAGTAGCTGCTGCAAATCCTAATGTGTATTCACTGTAAGTTTTAGATACTCCATCTAAGAAGTATGTAATTCCAGAAGTATAAACAGTTCCGTTAGCTGCCGTTCCGATACTGAATGGATGAGATGCATTTGACGCATCATCCATGTTAAAGATATAAGTGCCACCTTCTGCTAGATCAAGAGTTACAGCAGAGGTTCCAAAACCATCAAATCTATACTTATTACCAGAGTCAGAAACAACTGTAACTGCATAAGTTTTGCCATCTGTATCGCCAGCATTCCAGTTCCATACAGCATAATTTATACCAGATTGATTAAAATAGGTGGTTCCAGCACTTCCTTTTGTAAATGAAAACCCATTAGCATCAAAGGAGTTCAGAAAACCATATGTTGCATTATCAGCAGCAGCACCTTCAGCACCCGTTCCTGCTGGACTTCCTCCTCCAAGATTTAATGCTTTAGAATTTCCAGCACCACGAACAGCATCATATAACAAGTGAACATAAGCTGCGGTTCTAGGTTTACTCCACAACCAATCAGGTTGAAATTCTAAAACATTAGATAACGTCCTTGTAGCATTACCATCACCTGTATAGAGAACAGTATCAAAATGTTTATTAGGTAGCAGTATTGTTGGGTCGGGTAAGTTTGCTGAATTTAATTTTTTGAATCCTGTAGGAGGGGTATAGCTAAATGCTCTTTGTCCAAAGTTAAATGCTCCTTCATCTGTACCATTATAGGCTTGAACTGCTGGTGCAATAGCTGCACTTTGCATAGTTGTTGAAAATGAAACTATTTCTCCTGTGTTATTTGCTGGATCTTGGCTTGCAAAAAAAGTTCCGTTTTTAGAGAAATATACTTTTTTATTATCCATGTCTAAAGCAACACCAACAATATCATTAGTCGTTGATTGAGGAACATTTGTATTTGTACCAGATGTATTAGCACCACCTCTTATGTAAGAATTACCTACCCAATAAGCTATACTTGTAGCTGCTACTCCAAGTTCATTGGTTTGGTCATCTTGGTTACTGGCAAGTCTTACATCACTTTGTATTACTCCAATAAAAGGTCTTAAAGAATCTGCTGATAAAATTTTAACTTCCCAATACCATTTACCACTTGATACTGCAAAAGTTGCTCTTGTTGATGCCCAAACTCCACTTGCTGCTTTTACTTGTAAATTACCGTTGCTATAAACAAGATGACTAGCAGTGGTCACACCGTTATCTAATGGATTTAATGTTGGATAATTAAGTGTAGGTGTGTCTTCTAAAGAATCATTGCCTTCACCAGCACTTACAGAAAAATTATTTGGTGTGAAGTTGTTGCCGTTACCGCTTGTATCTTTGCCAAGTGTTGTTGCAGTCGTTCCAGAATTATCTGAAAAATTCAAATAAAATCCATTTGTTCCATAACTTCCAACATACTTTTTAGGATTCCATTGACCTGTTAATACATTTGTTTCTGCAAAATATGATGGGTCGTAAGCCTGACCATCAATAAAATTTGCTTCTGCATAGTAACAACCACTATTATCTGCATAATTAGAATATCTTCCTATGCGATGCTTACCTTGTCCCCAAGTAGAATCACCTTGAGTGTTACCATTAATTACGCTGTTTTGGTTTTGATTTGGATTATCCGATTGGTCAAAAGCTGTTTCTCTGAATCCATTAACATAAAGTCTCATTCTGTCTCCAGCAGTCGAATTACCAGAATCCCAAATTGCAACTATATGATACCAAGCACTTGGATCTCTAAACTTTCTTGTAGTGATATAGATACCAGCAGCAGATCCTGGGTAATTAGTGAATTTTAATCTATCACTATTACCAAAGTTAACCATAGTGGATACAGAACTATCTCCTGATGAGAAAATAGCTTGATGTTCTCCATTAACAGGTTTTTTTACCCATATACTAAGAGTCCATTTATTTAAATTACTATTACCTAAAGTTGCTTGTAAATAAGCATCATCATCACGATTAAACCTTAAACTGCGTTGTACTTCGTATGCCTTCTTCCCTCCAAGAAAAAAAGGGTTAGGACTGCCAAGACTGCTCATTAGCTAAAGTTTCCAATAAACTGTACAGCTATATTTGTGTTGGTTCGTGCTATCCAAGCAATAACATCTACCTGGTTTGCACCTGTTGATAATGTAGGTGCTGTGCCATCACTGAAATCCCAATACGATCCAAATGCTGCGGTTCTACTTCCTGTACCATCTTGAGTTATAAATAAAACACCACTCTGTCCAGCAGAGATATTAGAAGGGTTGGCAAGAGTTATATTACCTGTAAGTGTCATTGAAAAATTATTAGCAGTTCTAAAATCTAAAGTATGTGTACCAGCAGCTAAGTTTCCTAGTGCAGAAACTTCTCCGATAGTTCCTTTTGTAGTAACCCTTCCGTTACCACCAGACGTTCCACCGTTATCAAATACAAGGGTATTTAGTCCACTTGTTTCATGTTTTACGTTAGTGACTTTTAATGTGCTCATTTAACTAGGTTCAGTAGGAAAAGTAACAGATGACATATTTAAATTACCACTTGAATCAAGTGTTGGGTTTGCACTAGCTGGTAAATCACGCAAACTTTGACGATATGTTTTCCAAGCTGTAGCAAGTGTTAAATCAGAACAGGCTCTCCAATCACAAGCTGCTAATCTTGCATTTCTTTCTACTCTTAATAACCTCATAGGTTCTGCATCTGTTAATCTCGTTAGTTCTGTGTCTATCTGTGATTCAGTAGGTTTATCACTTCCTGTTAAATTTGCATAATCACTTCCAACCCATGTATATTCACCATTTGGTTTTAATGACATAAGTGCATCAAATTTAGTGTAAATCATGCAGCTAACTCCAAAAGCGTTAAATAACTTGAAGATGATGATTGTTGTGCTGTACTGGAAGTTGTACCACCATCGCTAAGAGACTTCATTTGTGTTTTATAAGTCAAAGTATCGCCTACACTATATGATGGAGTATGAATCATTGTGACCGCAAATCTATCATGGAAATTCATACTAGTAGATGATGCACCACCACCACCAAAATAGTATAAATCGTTAGTCTGTGAAGGAACAACGACATTAGAACCTTCTAATACTTGAACAGATGTACCTGTGTTTACAGTACTTGATGTAGTTCTAAAAAATTGATTAACAATCACTAAAATCTTACTGCTTGCAGCCGAAGGCTGGATAGTACCGCTTAATCCAGTATCAACAAAAGTTTGTCCACTTGTAGAAGTTGCAGTAGTAGTTGTATAAGTTTCATATTTTAAAACTTTACCTCCTCCTCCTGCTGCTGCAAAACTTAAATTTCCAGATCCATCAGTTTTCATAAACTGACCAGCCGATCCATCCGCATTTGGTAATTTAAAAGCTACATCTGCTGCACCTGGAGCATTGGTTGGAGCGTTGAGTGAAACAACATTACCGCCTGAATGTTTTAGTGATATTTTGCTCATGGTTTAGGATATTTGTCTTTGATAGCTTTGATAGAAGTTTTCCAACCAGCTACACCACTATGATAAATCGTATCAAGCTGATGTTCAATAGGAGGATACTCTGCTTTACGTTGTGACTTATATGAATCATTCTCTAAATCCCAAGCAGCTTGTAATGCAGCAAGGCCATTTGTGCAATCTGATTCTGTAGGTTTTGCTCCGCCATCTTTAACAACTAAATTTGCATAAATTTTATTAGTTGGGTCTGACCAAGAAAACCACTGTCCTGTACGGACAGTTACAAGATAATCTTCAATCTCATTTGGTCTGCCTGTTAAAAAATCCATATTAAGTATCAGCTAAACGCATAAAACGAGCAAGAGTTCCACCGTTGTTAATATTATCGGGATTGCCGTCAATAACTACTTTAACTCTAGTTGTTAGAGCATTTGTTACATCGTAATAAAAAGTATTTTGGTTTTGTGAATACCAAGTTCCAGATATAGCTGGAATGTTGGAATACGACTTTAGGGGTGATCCTGCGTAACTGGAACCACTATCTGTTGAGATTTGAGTGTAAATTGAATAACTATCGTGACCAGTACTTCCATAAGCGTATGCTTGTACATTAACTTGCCAAAAACCAGTTGAAGGGAAAGTCCAAATACCACTTGATTGTGTCATAGCCGAACCAAACCCAGTAGTATTACCATGTGCACTATATTGCGCCCAGTTTACAACAGGATTAGCACCACCAGTGAAACTTGTAGTTACGTACCAAACGCTAAGATCAGTTATGCCACCACTTATTCCAGTTAAACCTGAACCATCACCACTTAAACCGCTTGCTGAAATTGCAAATTTTTCTACTCCACCAGCCGAAAACTTGATAGTGTCAGCAGCAGGAAAACTTATTCCTGTGTCAGCATCATCACCAGTTATAGCTGGTGCAGATACAGATCCAGCTACTCCTTTGATTGCTGGTGTTGTTCCTGATAGTTCTAAACTCATAATTAAAGAATAACAAGAGTTGCCCCATTTGGCACGACTACTTCTTTATTAGCATTTATTGTAGGTGATACTGTGATCGCATTTTTACCAGCAGATAAAGTATATGATTCTGTAATAGTTTGGCCTGTCTCCAAGAACACCTGATCTGTTCCTCCTCCAGTTGCTCCAGCACCTCCACCAAGTTCTCCCCAGCCTGTATTTTTATATCCTTCAAACCTGTTTTGATCTGAGTTATATCTAAATTGTCCTATTGCTGCTGTTGGTGCTCCAGACTGTCCAGGTTGCTGTGCATCAGTACCAACAGGAACTTTTAAAAATCCAGTGGAGTTCATCGCTACATCACCTGTCATGGTAGGTGTCGCTGCATTAACTAAACCTAAATTAGCTTGTGTAATATTTCCAATAGTTGTGAACGTACCCGTTCCAGAAGATACCGCAGTACAGATTTTTAATAAATTAGTAGACGAATCAATATGTGGCTGAAATTGAACTACATTTCCTGTTCCAGAAGGATCTCCACTTGCAGAGTTTATTGTTCTTAAAGCTGAAAAAATATCATTTATTCCTGCACGAACCGCAGCACCCGTTCCATTGGCTACATTAAAATTATTACCCGTTTCTTTAGTTGTACTATTGACTCTTGCCATTTCGGTAATATTTTATTTTATTTTATCATCCCTTACCAAATCCGACAGCCTGATAAGTGAAATTTCTATCAATCGAAGCATTTGATGAATTTTTAAAATGAACAGTAAAACCTGTTCCCGATACGTTAGTAACTTCAAAATAGTCACCTGATGCAAAAGTTCCAACGG